TTTCAGGCTTTCGAACTCGGATTCCAGGTTTTCGACGGCACTTTTGATTTGGTCGAGTTTGGCCGAGTCGTTTTCTTCGTCCAGGCCTTCGGCGTCTTCCATACCAAACTCTTCGCCTTCATCGCCGCCTTCATCGCCGAGGTTGAATTCGTCGCCGAGGGTTTCGTCATCAAATTGGTCTTCTTTGCCAGCCATATGCGTTTCTCCGGTTAAATGTGTGACACTTGTCGATGAATATTTAGGTTAGAAGTACCGATATGTTAATTCACAAAACCATTAACCATATCGAAAGTAGTTTGTATGATCCTAAACCCTTCCTCTTCATAGGTGTTGATTCTCTTGGATTTGTGCCGTTTACTATACTTCTTATCCGTGAATAAATCGATAATGCGTACCGGTTTGTCAGTGACCTTGCTTAGATGACGCCGTAATCCACGGCCGATTGACTGGATCATTTTAATATCGCCGGCAGGCTGCTCATAGAACATAATAGTATGCAGGTTTTTGATGCTTATACCTGTAGAATACTTCTGGTATGTGGCTATGAACGAAACCCCATCAGATTTTTCAAGAATTTCTTTGAATATTTCGTTGTCACCTGCACTGGTATTTTCACCATGTATAAAGGTATAACCGGTATTTTGCTGTAATACTCGACCGGCAGAAACGTTCTGAACCAAAATCAACGAGTTACGTTTGAAAGATTCCTCACGTTTAATAATGGCTACTGCCTGTGACATATACAGCGGGTCACCAGACACAGCAGCACGTTCTAGGTTGTGATCTGGGTACTCTTCTAGAGACTTGGTTTCACAATCAACAATAATCACAGTACACCCAGGCAAGAACCCCTCCGCCTGCAGGTCCTTAGTGTCTTTTCGGTAGATGATTGGGCCGTTATTACCAAACACACAGTGTAGCGTATATTTGTCTTTCGGCATTGAACCGGTAAACCCGTACACGGCTACCGGGCTAACATCGGCCATTATGGCATCAACAGTATCACTACCAGACCCGTGACATTCATCGTTGTAAATCACCGTGAGGTTGGCCGCAAAGTGGGCCTTCATATTGTCATTTAAAGCCAGTGAAGCCCTAGTAGTGATCAGTATCGGCATCATCGGCATCCAACTTTTAGCATCAGCATACCAAATACCAACTTTGCGCCTGTCAATACCATATACCCTGGTCAGATCGTCGCAGAATTGCTCAACCAGGTCCTGTGTTGGCACCAAGACCACGTGGTACTTCCAAAGAGGTTTATCACGAAGAAGGTGGGTAATAATATACCCTATAGTTGCCGACTTGCCAGAGGCGGTTGGAAGTTTAATGACACCTCTCAGCTTTTTCATAGCCGCAATGGCCGATTCGCGTTGATAATATAGTGGGGTAATGCCTGGTAGAATGTTATCGTCGAAAACGCATCCTGGGTTGCTACCACCTTTATACAGTATAATGGCTTTGTGGTCCATTGTGGCAGTGACATTGAACAGGTGGTGGACCGCCGTGTACACGGCCTCCAACAGCCCGTACCTGAAATCTCCGTGTTTAGAGATTACTGACCGCATACCGTCAGACAGACCCAATACAAACGATTTGTTCATGAATGCCGATGGGTCACGCCACGAAAGGCTTTCGGTGAGTTTGGTTAGCTGGGCATCAGTAAGGCCGACAATTTTGAACCGGTTCTTGCCGATATCCACAATATTGACCGACATTAGCTTTCTTCCTTTTCTAACATACTGCGTATGCTGTTAAACACGAATCGTTGCGATTTATGTAGGTCAACAACCTCTTCGATGTACGTGATATACATTTTCCGCATTTCAACATCATGCTCGGCTAACTGGACATCCATGTCGTGGTCAATAGCAAATTTGGTTTCCTTCTCCATTGATGAAGGAATGCGAGAGGTACCACGAATACGAAGTTCAGTCTGATTACGGATAGTACGGGCTTTAGCCATTGCGGCTTTAAGTCCCATCTGCTCAGTAATCAGAAGTGAAATGTAGAAGTGGTGACGTACCCCACTAGCGAACAGCTTCTCCAGGAAGTTTTCACGACTCAGTGTAACGTCCTTCAGTACCTGTTCACCAACTTTCCTGCGAAGTACCAGATATCTCATGGTGATAGCTGCGAACGGGTCACCATCTGTTGTAGGGTCAGCTGATGTGAATTGTTCGGTCATGTTTGTCTCCAGTTAGTACGAAAGGTACGATCAGTACTGCCAAGTGTCAAGTATGTGCTTTTTCGTTCAACCTTCTTTCTGTTCACCACCGGAGGTGGCCGAAGGCCGCTTTAAAGTCGTTGTTTATAAAAACGAAGTTTTATAAACCACTTGTAAGGTATGTGCTTGAGCGTGAAAAACCGTCTTTCCGATATGTGCTTGATATGCGCTTTCTATCTGTATGTGCTTGCCAGTTGTGTTATTCTGGTTGGCATGTGCTTGACTTGTCGGTATGTGCTTGTTGGTTTTTCTTTAATTCAACCCGGAGAGACACGATGTCCGTTCATTATATCAAGTTGGTAATTGACCTGGTTAAAATGCCAGACCGCAAGGCGGTGATCCAGCGGTTTATTGGTATTCATAATGCTGACGGTGTCATCCTGTCTAAGGTTGGTGGTTCAGTTCGTGCGATCTTCGTGGCCGGCCCTTTTGAAAGTAAAAAGTCGGCACTGACTCATGACAAAGCAGTGAAATCTGCCTGTGAATCTTTGATTGCTCACTACGGCGGCAAGGTGGCCAGTGCTAGTGCCGTGGCTGGTGCTGATTATATGTATAACTCAGTTCAGTTCAACGACCGAAAGCTTGAGTGTGGTGGGTATGCTGTTAATCTTAGGAAAATTCTTGAAAAACGAGCAGAAACTGAAATAGCAAAAGGTTCTACGGAGCCTAAACCTCCTAGGGCGTACAAAATTTTCGACCAGTCACTTAGTCAGCCAGTGCATCTAGACGATCGTGGCTGGAAGGCGAAGTATGGGGCAAACGATTACACCTCGGCTATGCAATATGTTGGGTATGTGTCCAGAATAATAACCGATGGTCCACACGTGGATAAATGGGAGTCTTTTGGCTCCGGTGTGACAGTAAAGATTATGCAGATGTTCCCACAGCTCAGGTATGGCAGAAGGAACGAGGTTGAAGATCTTGTATACCAGTGGATGTCAAAATTCATTAAGATGCCGAAAAGCAAGGAAGGTTTTAGACGCAAACCGGCCAGTAAGGCATCTACAGTGTGGGCGTCGAATGAAGAAAAATTCATGGCAATATTGGCTGACTGCGTGGTAATCGGAGCGTCAGAACACAACGGCACCCCGGTTTTTGCTATTACTGGGTTTGGTAAACACCCGTTGCACCGTGGCATGGGCAATCGTATAGTCCACCACGCCCAAAACAGCCATGGTTTAACATCGGCCAGATATTATCCAGCAGCCAGGGTTAGAGTATGCTGCCATTTAGTCAGCATGGAGTTGATCAAGCTGGCCCACCATGACCGGGTATATACCGATCAGGCTAGAATAAAGGTGACACCGTTCACCCCTCCAAAACGAAAAAATCCGATGAATACAAAATCGGTACCAAAAAAGATTTCTGCGGTAGAACGCCTTTCGGTCGCGAACGCGAGGCCCTCCGCAGTCAACGAGAACGACGGTTCTCGTGAGCCACAGCCCCGTCGGTGTGATACCAATGCAAAAGGATTTGCCTTGGAGAATACCGAGCAATGTGGCGGCTTCGTTGATTTGAACCAGCATCATGTATTCGAAGACATTGTGTTTGTTGACTTCAACGAATCGGCGGCAAACCAAGGTCTGGGCTACCGTGTAGACATTTGTTCAGACCACATTACGAAAAATCCCGAAAGTTACGAATCAGACTTAAAGTCACCAGTTGCTGTCGTGGATCGGCAGAACGCGATCATTGGTCCTTGGGCATACGCTGGCACAAGGATGCTAATAAACAAGCGAGAGTTGATAAACGAATCACAGTCTGAGGCGATGCGTAGACGTAAGAAATAATAGCCTAAAAATACTTGTAAGTCTATTCGGGCTGGTGTACTGTTTAGTTTTCACCGGCCAAGAAAAATATCAACGGAGCAAGCATGAACACAACGCCGATTTCGATAATGGTTTTTCTTAGACAATATAAACAGTACTTCGACCGACCAAAAATACCAACTGAGTATTTCAGTGACAAATACACATTCAAAGCCACCGAAACCAGGTTTGCTGAGGCTGTTCCTTTGCACATTACCACCGAGACAACTGAGGAAGGTGACTTTTTCATCGATCCGGTAAGCGGTAAACGTCGCAAAGTGAACAAAAATAAGTCAATATACCTTGACAACAGCGTTCTTCAACGTCTGATGGAACTATACCATAACACAAGAGTGTTGGTTGAGGTGACCATTTCAGACAAGGATGGCAACATAGTTTATACTGGTATATATAACCAGTATACCATGTCTGATGAGTTGGCTACTGCGTTCTACCTCATCTCGAAAAAGGTCGGTACGTCCAGTTGCTTCCGTGGGTATAGTTCAAATGATGATATGGTGAGCGAGGCTTTCGCTTTCTTAGCCAAATCAGCCTGGCGATATAAAGTCGGTAACGAAGCCAAGTCAGCCAACCCATTCGGATACTTCACCAAGCTGGCGCACCAAACCTTCAGAACATACCTTGCTAAAGAGAATAAGAAAACTGCCGGTCTAGAAAATTACCGTAATGAGAAATACCCGGAGTTGATCGATAACCAGTTAGACGGGTGTTCCATCAAACCGGCAGCCGCCATGCAATACTCGAATGACAGCAACGAAGATTGACTTTGGTTTATCCTGGCACTAACTTAAACCATAACCAGGAGAACCAAATGCCAGTCATTGTCAGAGAAGGCGACCTTATCGAATATATTGGTCGCGGGTATATGATCTGCCACCAGTGTAACCTGGTTTCCCGTAGTGTTGCCGGCCTAGCCGCATACATCTATAAGAACTTTCCAAAGTCAAACGTCCGTGGTGTTCAGGAGTACGGACAGGAACGCTTCGGCACCAACGACATTGTTAAAGTTGGTGGTGGGGCGGTAGCTAACTTATACTCCCAAATTTACCCTGGGCCTACCGATAGCAACGGGTACACACATCGGTACAACAAATTTTGGAGTTGTCTTGAAGCTTTGCCGGCCCAGTGCGAAAAACTCAAAATCACTAAAATCGCCTTCCCAAAAAATATTGGGTGTGGCCTGGCCGGTGGCGATTGGCATGACTACAGTAAAATGATAAACGACTTCGCTGAGGCTAATCCGCATCTTACTGTGGTCATTGTGGATCGTGGGTACTGATTATGCCTAAACCAGTTGCCGTCGTCGCCAGCGACCTTCATTTTGGCGTTTACAAATCGGCCGATTATTTTGCTAATATCCAGCGGACTTGGGCTACTTGGGTACGTGACCAAATGGTTGCTCTTGGGTGTACCAAGTTGATTCTGGGCGGAGACACATTTGAGGACAACAATAGTGTCCACCTGAAAACTATGTCTCTAGCCAAAGATATCTTCGACGACACCTGGGGCAACTTTGAGGTTGAGGTGTTGGCAGGCAACCACGATGTACACGGTAAAGGTAGTAACGACGTACACTCAACAGTAATGCTAGACGACGGTATGCGCGTCAAGGTGTATAACGAGCCGACCGTAATAGATGTCGGAAACCTCAAAGTCTTGATGCTACCATGGGATGGCAAATTATCAGACGATAAAGTTAGGGCATATGCTAGTACCGGCATTGATGTATGTGTATGTCACGCTGCCGTCCGTGGTTTTGAAGTTCGTAAAGGTGTGCCGTGTGATGGTGCCGTAACGGTTGATCCGTTCATGACCAGCTTCAAACGCACTCTGTCCGGCCATTTTCATATGCCATCAGACCGTGGCACCTTCAGCTACATCGGATCTCCATACCAGATTACCATGAATGACATTGGTGATAATAAGCGTCTTTTGGTCCTTATGGATGACTGTTCGGTTGTCGAGATTATCAACAACATCAGCCCAAAATTTGTTGTGGTTAAGGCTAGCGAAGCTATCATGAACCTACCGTCTTTGATGGGTAATCACGTTAGAGTGATCAACGACCTAGATCGTGAATCATACCAAAAAGTACATGACGTAATGTCAAAAACCGCAGTAACCATCGCCGATAAAAAAGACACGGTTTCTGTTGGCCAAATGGCAATTTCTTTGGATATTGACACATCATCAAAGAGGCGTGCTGCCGAGATCATAGCAGATTACGTGAAATCAGCTAAAATACCGTCCACTATTGACCCGGTGGTTTTAATCGACAAATATATCAGACCTTTGTCAAAAGCCTCCACAAAGTATGAACCCGGCCGTATCAACATGGAGGAAATATCGATTACGAATTTCTTGTCTGTTGGTTCGGAAGAGGTGAAGGTAAGCTACGGCAACTCCGGCATTACAATGATTTTCGGAAAGAACCTGGATAGCGAACAGGTCAGATCAAACGGAAGTGGTAAAACGGCTATTTTCGTTGACGCCCCAATATTTCTATTAACTGGATCGGCCATGAAAGAGGTGGCCAAGAAGGAATCACTTTCACACGATGGCAACCAGGGAACCACTGTGGTTCAAGGTGTGTTCTCGAAGAACGGCGTCAGGTACAAGATTAGAAGAACACTGTCTCCTAACTCGGTTGAGCTCAGTACAGAGGTTGGTGGAAAATGGGTGGCGTTTGAAATGGGTGTAGCCCAGACAAACGCCGAAATCACCAATATCGTCGGGTGGTCAAAAGAGGTCTTACAGTCGTTGATTATCATCAACATCAAACGGATGAAGGCGTTCACTAACTCAAGCTCTGATACCAAACGCGGTATGTGGGAAGCGGTATTACGCCTTGACGAGTATACCGCCATGAAGGACGCCATTAAAGTCCTAATGAACGACCGAGATAATGGTGTTATCAATAGATTGGCCGCTTTGAAAACAAAACTTGATGGGGTACGAAAGTACATTGCCAACCAGAAAACCACCATCAATGATCTCGTAGTGGCCTCTACTAAGGCTGTTCAACCGCTAATCGACTCTCTTGAGCATAAGCATAAAGAACTTGAATTGTTAGAGATGTCCTTTGACCAGTCCGCATATGAGGCTCTGGTAATCAAACGGATGAACAATACCAAATTAATAGAAAAGGCGACTGCCCAGTTACACCATTTCCGAAATCTGGCCACCAACGCCGACGTTGAGATTAAAAGCGCCAATAACCTATTACAAGCTGGTAAAAACGATATGGCCAAATTCCTGGCCAACACATCTTCGGCTATTTGTGGGCACTGCCTATCGCCTGTAGACAAATCGCATGTCGATAGTGTTAAAGCCGGCTTTGAATCGAAAATTGCTGACCTTGAGGTAAACGTGACGGTTGTGGTTAAAAAGAAAGATGCCCCAGCCAAGGCCATCTCTATTATTGAGACGCAAATCGCGGCAATCAACGCAGACGAACGGGCTTTGTCTGCCGGCCAAGACGAAATGGCTACCATCAAACGTAGTATAGATGCTGTGAAACGCGATATCGCTACCACCGAGGCCAATATTGAACAGATGAAGCGTAATAATAACTATACTGGAATTATCAAGAAGACCACTGAGGCCCTTGATAAAATGGTGGCCGACGAATTTGCTATGACCAACGAACAAGCGGAGCTTAACACTGATAAGATGTATTACGAGGTGTGTAACGATATTCTATCGGATACCGGCGTCCGGAATTATATCATCGGTAAAACCTTGCCGGCAGTACAAGATATGATCAACCGATATCTACACCACATGGGAGCTGCCACCACCACAGGCGGCATCTCGGCCAAGTTCGAAAGTATGGGCGATATCCAGGTCACAAAGGTTGGTAAACCGACGTTCGAGATCAATAACATGAGTGAAGGTGAACGCCTCACCTTTGATTGGGCTGTGATGCTGGCCTTCATACAACTATCGATAGCCTCTGGAACGGTACAAACCAACTTCATCGTGCTGGATGAGGCCTTGGATACCAGCGTTGACTCGGTGGGCCTTTCAAATTTCATCAAGATCATGCGGGAAATCCTCGACCAAAACTCAATCAACGCCTTTATCACATCACATAATGAAAACGTGTTTGCCAACAGCGAACTTGGTTTCGTGAGACGAGCTGTGGTAACAAAACACAAAAACGCGTCCACGTTAGAACAGTACTAGTTTGAATACATAAACAAACCGTCAATAGGACATACCATGAACATCAGTGATCACGCCGGTGCGATGCACAGGGCGCATACTACCAGACCTGAAGTAAGAGCGTACCGTGGCGTAAACTTCGTATCCGACTACACCGGCTGCGGCGTGTGGAGAATGATTTGGCCTTCTTTGGTCTTGTCTACAACATACCCTAACTGGAAAGAAGGCCACCCGGCTTTTCACATCGAAAACCTGTCAACCGTGGTGTATGACCAAACCACATTCTTCAATGGTGTCAGAGTGGTGCGGGTTCAGCGCCCTTCTACCGATGCTCAATGCCACTACCTGAGAGAGGTCTTACTGCCTTTATCAAAACGTTTGGGTTTCACTGTTACGGTGGACTACGATGACTGGCTGCTTGGTATTCCGCTGTTCAACCAGGCACACAAAGCCTATGACGCCAAAACCCTGAATAATATTGCCTCAGTGATTAGGAACATCGAGTTCATCACCGTTTCCACCTCATACATGAAATTCATGATGAATAAGAAACTTGGTACTCCACTCGACAAAATCCTTGTCCTCCCCAACCGGATGCCAAAATTCCTATTTGACCGCCACGAGGTCAAACACATTGAGAAACGCGGCAGCAGGAAAATGAAGGTGCTGTGGACCGGTTCGTCTTCGCACGTCAACGTGATGGACCCGTCTGGTGCCGATGATGTTGTTCTGCTGAGAAAACTGATTGAAAAATATAACACCTCGGTAGATTGGCATATTATTGGTTTGAGCAAATCAGTGGCTGTTGGTAAACTAGGGTTCCCCGATTTTATCAATTTCCATGACTGGGTAGATGTCCATACCTATATTAGCCTGATTCGCAATGTGTCACCAGACCTGGCTATCATTCCACTTCTTGACTGTGATTTCAATAAGGCCAAGTCTAATATCAAGCTTCTTGAGTTTGGTGCTATGGGTATACCATGTACCCTACAGGAGCTTGAACCGTATAAGTTCTCAACGTCGAAGTTCACCAATTTCGAATCGCTTGTCGAGCAGTTCGAGACCCTGTCTAAGAATCCTGAGTACCGGTCATATATTATCAGCGAGAATAAGGCGTTCATCAATGACAACCACTTCTGGCTTGAAGACCCAGTATCTCTTGAACAGTACAAGAGATTCTACTCTGGTGATATTGCTAGGATGTGTAAAGAAAAATTGAACGAGACCATCGCTTAACGGTTGAAAAAAACCCCAAAACGAGTTAAGTTTTGGGGTTAACAATGTCAGGAGCAGTATGGCCGAAGTAACCTATCTTGATGCCTGGTTTGACCATAGGGCCGGCAATATACACCTTTGGACACAGGATTTAAACACCCGCGAAGACGGGTATCAGGTAATTCCTTACTCACCATGTAACTATGTGGTATCTGACTCACCGAAAGCGAAGTTTGTTGATATTCGTGGCCGAAAAATGGAAAAGCGTGAGTACGCCACAAACAAAGAGGCTGTATCTCATTGCTCCCAAAATGTGCACCGCACCGCTGGGTACTTCTCCCCGACTCAGCAGTGGATGATGTCGCATGAAGGCCTGCTGAACTACCAAGACCACAAAAATTTCGGGTCACCACAGTTCAGGTCGTGTTTCATAGATATTGAGACATACTGCAATAACCAAGGTGGGTTTTCTAAACCAGAAAACCCAGAGGGGTTTATCGGCTCGATCGGGTGTTGGAACAACCAAGATCGCAAATACACCATTTTCGCCCTAAACGCCGGAATGACTTCGGAGTGGAAGTCGGTGATGATGTCCCCAACCAAGGAACTCATCATTTATAAATCTGAAGCGGTGATGCTGCAGGATTTCATCAGATACTTCAGAAAATGCAAATTCAACTCTATAGTCGGGTTTAACTCGCGTCGGTTCGATATCACATATATTATCAACCGGATCAAAATCATTTTTGGTGAGGATCACCGGTACGTCAGCGCCCTCAGCCCGATCAGAAAGGTGTCGTGGCAGGAGTGGAACGAAACCTACCGCATACCTGGCGTGGTTCAGCATGATTACCAGGAAATGTACCTGAAATTCACGATGGGTGATGTGGAAGAAACCAACCTAGCCCACATCTGTATGATCGAGTTTGGTGAAACCAAACATGAAAGCGTCTACCCGATGCATTGTATGGACAGGAATGGTGTTGTTACCGACTATCCAAAGTGGATGGCTATGATCAAATACCAGATACAGGATGTGTACCTGGTTATCAAACTGGACGAGGTTAAGAGATTTATACGCTTAGGATCGTCAATCTACACACGTGGTATGGCGGAACCAGAGGCGATTTACAGCACCATACCATACGTCGACGGGGCCATGGCCTGTGCAATTCTCAAAAAGGGAATGATTCCTCCGTCATATAAGAAATGGGACGATAACGAAGACCAGCCCGAGCACAAGAAATACGTTGGTGCGTTGACTCTGGATCCTAAACCAGGCCGAAAAGGCTGGGCGTTAATGTATGACGCCAAATCAATGTATCCTTCGGCTATGCGTCAGGTTAATATTAGCCCGGAAACCAAAGTGTTGGCTATCTCTGGTGACCTGGAAACCAAACGCCGTATTGCCGAGGTAACAAGACCGTATTTCGATGTGTCAAAGACGAACCTTGCCGAACCGATAAAAATCAGGATGGTGAACCGTGACGGAACCGAAACCGAGCATGACAGCACAGTTGGTAATCTTAGAGAGTTTGCCAGGGTTAAGAAACTCACCATTTCTGGCAGTGGCACATACTACACCTCCGAGAAGAAAGGGGTTATACCAGAAATTCTTGAGGGGTGGTTCAACGAGCGTATCCAATACCAAAATACCCATACTGCGTTGGTGGCCAGGCAAAACGCCGGAGAGCAAGGGCTAGCCGACGAGATTGAATGGTACGAAATCTTAAGCAACGCCATAAAAATTCTTCTTAACTCGGTATACGGCGCGGTCGGTTCCAAGCACAGCGGTTACTACGATATTGACAATGCCATCTCAACCACGATGACTGCCCAAAACATTCTGCGTGCGGCTATGTGGTTTGCTGATGACTGGGTTAGAGACAAACTAAACATGGTAAAGTCTACTACAACCCAATATGAAATTACCAACACCAAATATCCGGTAAACATCAACTACGGCGATACTGACTCCATTGCCGTTGATATGGCCAAAGTAGTAGCAAAATACGGTACGGTAGACCATCAGGTTATTCTGCCGAGACTTGAGGCGGACGGTGCCGAGCTTGGTAAACACCTAAGCGCCGGGTTCAAACCATGGGCCAAAGACCATCTAAACTCTGACGCTACCGGAATCATCAAATTCGCTATTGAAATCATATCGGACACCACGATTATGATCAAGGCTAAGAAATACGTGATGCGCGTCATTAAGGACGACAAAGGCCGAGTATTCATCGGAAAGAACAAATTGAAGGTAAAGGGCCTTGAAATCGTTACTGCTACCACCCCGTATAAGGTGAAACCGGTACTGAAAGACATGTTAATTGACATTGTAAACGGTGACTATAAGGTGTGCGTTGATAACATCAAACTGGCTCGTGAGAAGTTTAAGTCAATGTCATACCAAGAGATGGCTAAACCGTCTGGCATCCGTGGGTTAAAGAAGTGGGATAAAACTACCAATCTTCCAAACGATATAAATGCTCCGGTAGAAGTTGGTAACATACGATGGGAAAACCGCTGCCCATACCATGTCAAAGCTGCCTTAATTTACAACTACCGCACAAGAAACATGCAGTCTACATACAAACAGATTGTTGACGGCAACAAGATTAAATTGATATACCTGAAACCAAACTCCCACAAGTTTAATGTCATGGCGTTTGAGTCTGAGTTCCCAACCGAACTTGGGTACCAGGTTGACGTAGATATGCAGCTTGAGAAGGTATTGATGTCAATGCCACGCAGATTCTTCTCGGTTCTAGGATGGCCCTTCCCGCAGATGAGGGTGGAAGACCTAATGGGTATATTTGAAAGTTTCGGTGTTGAAAGTGCTGCAGTATACGAACCAGTTGACGAACCGGATGATGAGGATTATGATCATCAGGATACCGGCGAAGAATGCGCCTCGTACATCTAACAACAACAGGAATACACAATGGCCAAGAAACCGACGAAAGACAAAGAAGACGACAAGAATGATGGTATCCTCAAATACGAGGTAGACAACTCGGCCGCGTCAAAAGAACAAGGTGAGTTGGACCGTGTTAGAGAGTTTAACCTCCTAGGTGATATCGGATCACAACTTCTTATGGCTGCCCGCGAGGTTTGCGGGTTCTCGGACGTCATGTCATCTTCCGCCACCGGCAATATCGAAGACTATGAGTATTGTGACACCGGAATTCCGGCCCTGAACATGCTGATTTCGGGCAGCTTCAAAAAAGGCCTTCCTCCGCGTATCTGTGGCCTCTCCGGTATCTCACAGTCCGGTAAGACCTACATCGGCCTCCGTGCCGCCGCCAGGGCTCAGAAAAAAGGCGTCTTGATCATCTTCTTCGATTCCGAAGGTTCGGTTACCCGCCAAACTATGGAAAAACACGGCATTGACGTCAGTAAAGTCATTTTCATTCCGGTTCACCGGGTGAATGCGTTTGGTGCTGCCGCAACCTTGATGCTTGATAAACTGGAAGTTGCCAACTTTGTCCAATGTCCAATCACCAAGAAACTTCGACGCAAGCCTCGCGGTCAATATCAGCGTGTGATGTTCATTGTTGACTCACTCGGTATGATGTCCAACAAATCGGACGCCGCCTCCATTGTCAACGACACCAACACTGTCGGTCAGAAGGCTAAAGATATACGCGCTGTGTTCCGTGAACTATCAAACCGGATGGCCATCCATGGCATCTGTATGCTGTTCACTAACCACGTGTCAGAGTCGATGCCAAAACCCGGTCAGAGCTCGGCTCCGCAGATTATTTCAGGTGGTGGTAAAGGTCCTGAGTACTCGGCCACTGTGTTAATTCTCTTCAAATCACGTGCCCTTCGTGAAGACCAAGAAAAATCTACCAGTGATATCGTCGGCACCCAGATCACCGCCAAGTGTCTGAAGAACCGCATGGTGCCACCTCTAACCGAGATCGTCATTGACCTCAACTTTGAAGAGGGTGTTGATGAATACTCTGGTTTGTTTGAACTTGGCGTTGAAGCCGGTCTGATTAAACAAAACGGGTCATGGTATTCATTCAACGATACCAAGGTACTTGGCAAGGCCGGCATTATGGCCCTTGGTGCTGACAAAATCTTCACATCGGAGTTCATGGACAAACTTGATGTTTGGGTCCAAAAAGAGTTTTGCTATCGTAGTGATGCAATATCTAACGAAGTTGAGGTTGAAGACGTAGTTATCGAATCTGACAAGTAGAGTTTAGCCTCATACACTTTGTAACAGTCAGATTTTTCAGCGTTATCTGTCCACCACATCGGCCTAAGGTTGGTGTGGTGGTTCAGTATTACTACCATGCGTTGGAATTCTTCATCTGAGTTGGCTAAGTCCTGCGCAGCTTTTATCGGTATAATGTGATCAATTACCCATTTACCAGGACCGCACCCATAGTTGTCTAAAGACATTCCTTCAGTAAACTGGCTGGTGATGTGAACTAAAAACTCCGGTAGTGTACAGCTAAGAATTTCATGTGTCCTTGCCGACTTAGAAGCATCAAACTTAGCAGAACGTTTAAACGATTGCAATACGTTGGCTCTGACCCTATGCAAGAATCTGTGTTTTGGGTCGGTTAGTCTGTATTTCTGGTAATCGGCGGCTTTTTTAGAGTAGTATAATTTATTTCTAAGTTTGCTTGCCCTTGATGAGGCTATAAATTTTGATGGGTTTTGTGGTATGATTTTCTCTTGCGTTCGTTAAAATGGTCTTTGTTTTCGCTATACTTCTTTTGTGAAACTGCTTTGTAATGGTCACGGTTGGCTGCATAATATTCAGATGCTTTTTTGATCATATACATCTTAGTGCAACGATGCTCCCAACTGCCATCCCATACCAGACCTTTTTTAATCTGTCTGTCTTTATGAAATCTTTTAGGAACAACCAACTTTCCATCAACATACACATCTTGTGTAGATAAACCAGACATTTTTCACCTCCAATGTGAATTATTGTTCAGGGTCCTGGCGAAGTTGACGGCTTACCAGGACCCGCCTATATTTAAGAAAACGAAGTCAAAGGATAATACCAAATGTCAGTGAAGGGCTCTACAGTTGAGGATGCCGTAGTAGACATCGCCGACGGAAACATGGAAACAGCCATCCTATCCAGTCTGTTTAAGGATATGGAGTATGTGGCAATGTCTGCCGGAAGAATCACTGAAGAGTCCTTCTCTCGCAAATCTGCCAGGGATTTGTTCAAGATAGTAAACAAGTTCAAGACCAAGTATCCTGGTACCAGTATTACCCCAGAGTTGTTGCTGAAGACGCCACACCTTGCTAGTGGAGATATTCGTTCTCTGCTTGAAGAGGTGGTTGCCTTCCCACCGGTACCAACACAATATATGCTGGATCAGACCAGCAGTTTTGTTCGCAGACATGCCATGCGAGATGCATTCATTACCTCGTATGATATGATTGAAGACCCGGACCGGTACCCCGAGATCGAGGCCAAGTTCAAGAAAGCTATGAGCATGTCGTCATTCGAGGATTTGGGTCTTGACTACTTCGAGGAGCAGTCCGTTCGTAAGCGTATGGAACGCCGAAAGACCTCGGCTATTGGCAACGTGCGTACGATGTTCACAGGAATCGATGACGCCCTGTTTGAGACAAACCGATCGGTAGCTGGTGGCACGCTGAACGTATTTGCCGGCGTGTCAAACATTGGTAAGTCGATTTGGCTTGGACAGTTAGCTAAGAATATCGCCGACCAGGGTAAGGTGGTGGTAATTTACTCTTTGGAGATGAACGAAGACTCATATGCCAGCCGACTAGACGCCAACTACGCCAAGGTTAAGACAGATTCTATTTTGGCCCACGAGCAACATGTTACCGAGAGTGTTATCAACGCCGGTGTTGCTAGTGGCGGTAAGATCATTATCAAACAGGTACCAACCGGTACCGCTTCGTCATCCGACTTGATGACATATCTAAACTCATTAAAACTACGCGGTATCGTCCCTGACGCGGTGTGTATCGACTACCTAAACCTGATGCGCCCCGCCCAAAAGGTATCATCATCAATCAGCATTTACGAACGAGTAAAGTATATCGCCGAAGAACTTCGCGCCGTCGCCATTTACTTCGATATCCCATTCTTCTCAGCCACTCAGCTTAACCGCACAGGTTACGGTTCCACCCCTTCAGCTCAGCAGATTTCAGAATCAATGGGCCTAATGCACACCGTTGACCTTCTTATTGGCATTTACCAGAACAACGACGATAAGGCCGCAGGGGTAATGAGGTCAATTATCATTAAAAACCGGTATGGGCCACGTGATCTGGCTATTGATTTTGATATCAATTATGACTACCTATCCATTACCAATAAAGTCGGGGAAACGTCTCAACGGGCTAACTCAGAAGATCTCAAACATGCCAAGCAGCTTATGGGCGAAATCCCGATGGATGATAAAGACGCCCCGGCTAGTGATGATATGGTTTCAAGTTTCCTTGGCGGTTGACTCGTCAGCTATTTGGTATTACTTTCACAAAAACAGGAGAACATTATGTCCGAATTAACCATCCGCCGCCAACCGAATTATGCTGTTCATGAAAACGAATCACGGGTTGTGCAGCTCAACACCAAAGATAAGCTAACCTCAGTAGCTAGAGCTCCCGGTGTTGACAAATGGATAGTTGGTAAAGAAGACACACTTTTTCTGTCTACTTTCGGAGCATATGTAGCTGGCAGTGCCGCTGCGTGGACATGTGACACTACGTTTGAATATGACGATATTGATGTTTACTTCCCAGATCACAAATCATTTTCCAATTTTGAGAAGGAGGCTAAGGCTGCTGGGTTTGAAAAGCATCCTTTGCATTACTGTAAAATGGTTGATACGGTATTTGGCCGAAAAATGATTCAAATCGCTTCAGACCCGTATTGGCATGTGATGCCAAAAATTTTGATCGAACATTTTGACTTCACCATTTGCATGTTTGCATTTGACCTGCACACTGGTGAGTTGTTCCACCACGCAGACGCCCCAGACCAGTTGAAAGCCCGTAAGTTGGTGATTCACTCGTTACCAAACCCTCTGATGTCGTGTTACCGTGGTATGCGGTACATATCAAGGGGGTTCACTATCGACCCAGACCAGGCTAAAGTTATGGCTAGAGCTGTGAAGGCTGAACGTGCCGCAAATATGGCAATGGGGAAGTAACATGGGACGCCAAAAACAAATCTTCACGAACCAGGATTTCCACAGCTGTGTATTCTGGAACGTGGCCAGACAGGTGTTTGGGGTAAACGCCCAACTTTCTCGCATGAAGGCCAAAGACCTGGTGACAGCTCTACAGGCAACCATCGCGAAAGTATACTCTGACAACGGCACCGATTATTACTTCGTTGGTCCAATCCCGGCGTATATCTACAACTCGATTCCTAAGTCGGTGCCTAACATTTTTGTTATTACCAATAAAAACTCACACCTTCCACCGGTACATCAAAACGTGTTTATCACCGATGATATTCCTGGCAAGTTGGTTGAACTTGGCCACTGTCCTGTTGATGCCAACACTGCCAGTCTTGTTGAAAAGTACAACAACGGTGGTCTGTCTACCCATGCCGCCATCTTCAGGAAATATTGGGCTGATGGGATGTGTGAAAAGTTGTCTATGGTAGACCAGCCCCTCAACCAGGAAGATCTGACAGCCAACCATAACATCGAATTTCTCCGCAAGAAGGAACTTGCTACTGCTGAGTTGTGGGTATCCATACAAAAGATAGCAGACAGAAATGTTGCTGTGGTAGTCAACATGGCGTCCCGGGACGAGGCATTTGTGAAAATGTTAGCCACATGCTCGGTGCCGGTTCCGCCTAGTCGAGTAATGTCAGTAACCATATCACCAGACGGGTTGGTATTGATGCATTCCAGTGACCCGGCCACTAGTAAATTATACCACTACCTGGTATGTAGACAGTTTGGTAAATACTTCACTAACGGGCTTTTCATCCGCGAGAACACCATCTACGGTATGTTTACCTCGGTCGATTTTGTAAATTCCTTCATGACATTTGCAACTTTCCATAAGTGTACTATAATGACCATCCAGGCAGAAGCACAAAAGGCACCGGTAAAGCAATGGAATCTCAGTGGCACCAGTTGACGGAATCAGAAATCACTGAGTTTCTAGATATTTCAGTTGGTACCATTAACGAAGACGATCTGGTGATAGCCAGATCGTCTTTCCGTTATGAAGCAGATTACTGGCATGGGGTGGCTAGGGCTATTATCTCGGACCCGTACGTTTTTAGTAAAATTTCGGCCCTAACAAACAAACCGCCAAGAGTAATTCTTTCTTATTGCTACGGGATGTATCCAGATGACACCAAGATGCTTGATTTCATGAAAGAGGTTGATAAACAGGTAAAAATAGAATCGAAGAAAAAGAAACCCGACGAGGTTGCGTTCCCAGATAGGACCGATATCACGTTTGAGCAACTTGTTTCAGTGTTGGTTGACGTGGTGAACGAAGACGAAGATACTGAGGTTGTTAATCTCATTAGCTCTATGAAAGACCCGGCATTAGCGGTATGTATAGTGTTAACTTCAAAATACAAAATGCTGAAGTCAGCTCACCTTCTTGGTGTACCTTTTAGGAAGTTTATGGAGGTATTGGGGAACCGGTTGTCTATAAAAGACCCGTACCTATTAATAAAGAAAGACCTAAGAGCAGAAATGGAAAACGGTCTGTTTGTTGGAGCCGACGAAGAGCTTGTTAATTGATGGTTTTGGCGGTATGTTGTTTTTGAGATAAAACAACACAGGTGACGCCATGATAACCGAAGCTGAAGTGTACAAATCGTGGATCAGAAGCAAGTTTAAGGCTGCTGGTAAAATACCAAGCGCTAGTGTCCTCGATATTTCAAAATGCAAGAACAAATCAAATGTGTCACTGTTTAAATCGGTGGCCGAAATTCTTAACAGCCCAGCATACTCGAATATAGACGTCAATATGTTCATGAGGGTGGCTGTAGATAGACATGGTGGTTGGGATGCAATGCCATACGTGATTGGGCCTACCTGTTTCAAGACAGCGTATAACGAGTATCTGCAGTACGTTGAGGCATCGAGGGTTACGGCATCGACAAGTGAGGATGATACTAAAGACCAACTCATGTCGTCGGCTAAACTGGTGATCAAATACTGCATCGAAAACAAACTTTGGTCTTTCCCAGCTTACATGGAAGCTGGGATCAACACTATTCCAGTTTTCTTGAGGCATTTCAACACTGGTTTGTTACATGCGTATATTGTTGTAGGGTATGAAGGTACCAAACCAATGCTTCGTCGTATGCCTCAACCGTTACTTGCTGAGTATGGAGCCAACCTAATTCGTAACTGGGACAAGTACCGTGGAGTACTTGTTAACTCACCCCATATGAATCTAGTCAGAAAGCTGATTGGAACCATAGATGAGGTGTTGTATACTGCTAAAGAGAATCACGACAAAAACTTGCCACCAGGTTAACTTTGTAGTAAGTTATAAAGTCGGTAAAACGACAAGTACGAAAAAGAAAATCGGCCGTAAAAAGCCAAGTTCCAAAAATCCGAAAAGCACAAACCCAGGACACAAACATGTCATCACAACAGTGGGGCGCAGACCAGTTCGCCCAGTTCCAAAAAGAAAACGCCGAAAAGCAAGCCGCCGCCAACAGCCGCTTCACATACGGCATCAAAGGACCGAAAGAGGTTGGTAAGTCGGCCACCTACGTCATCCGCCTGCTTCCTCCCAACGACGCCAACCAGATCAGCCCGATCGAACAATACTTCCGCCACTTCTTCAAGTCGCAAGCCGACCAAGAGTGGATCGACGTCCTGTGCCCCGTCACCGGCAAGCTCACCGGAGAGCTGAAACAAGATCAGCAAAAGTGCCCGATCTGTGAATGGGTCAGCACCATGTACACTGAAGCCGACAAACACCCAGACAAATCCCCCGAGTCGGAAAAGTTCCGCAAAATCGCCGGCAACTTCGGTAAGAAGAAAGTCTTCCTGGTCCCCGCCATCATCAAGAAAGATCCCGGCCTCAACGAAGGCGACAAGAAGCGCGAGGG